ACATCACTAGAAACAGTACCAGAATACAAATTTGAAGTAGCAGACTTCAAAACGGGGCCAGCAACACCGTTAGGACTCTTAAAATACCAATCACCAGAAGAAGCAATAGTGCCACTGACAGGAGCAGAAGTACCTAAAGGCAAACTAACAGCAGTACCCTTCTGAGGCCAAGGTAAAGCAGAAGTAAAATAATCATGACGCTTACCACGCTTTAACAAAGTGTAATTAGAAGAAGTATCAGGGCCATCGCCCTTATCAACAACTACAGAATTTTGAAGGTTTTGATCTCTAAACCATTCATTAAAAATCAAATTGTAAGCACGAAGATGCAAAGCAGAATGAGAAACAGTAGAACCAGTATTCACTTGGCCAACTGTAGGCAAACCCATATAGTCCTGTAACGAACCAACAACATAACCACTAGCAGGTGAAACCTGTTGAGGAATAACATAAGAAATAGAATCACCGGGATTATCTTGTTGACCCATAAACTTTTGCCAATTATTCCAAATCAAACGATTGGGAACAAAAAAGAAAAAAGAATCAAGATAAAGATTATCCATCGTAGGATACAAAGGAGTAGCCAAACGGGTAAAAGCAGTCATCTGTAAATTAAAAGTATCGCCGGGCAATACTTCATCAACATAAACTGGGACAAGATAACCAGCATCAAAAGTGGTTTTATGAGCAGTTTGAATGTTAAAACTAGAACGTGGAATATCCGCTTTGGGAACCATAGCGAACTGATGTGTACTCACCGATTGATTGCGATGCATAAAAACTCCAAAAAAAAGGGGCCGAAGCCCCAAGATTAAACTTTAACCTGTTTACCCAAAGCTAACTGCTTGGGAATCGCGTGGCACTCGATAATACCAGTATTGTCATCAAAGGTACCAAGCTCAAACAAATCAAAATCATCAGAATGATGAAACATTTGATTGTCAGCAGCATCGCGGTTGACCTCGTCAGTAAAACTACGAATAGCCAAACCAACAGAAGGTACAAAAAGAGGACGACCAAAAGCATCAGCGGCACGATCCTTCACAGAACAAATGATGTTAATCATTACGCGTTTTCCTTTAAATAATTGCGTACAAACTCAAGTTGCGAACCTACTAAGATCTCTTTAGCTTTTAAAAGTCTTAGTAACTTAGCGGCATGAACTATATCGCGAATTTCCATTATCTGTGGTACTTTATCTCTAACTTGAACCTGAACATCATAGTCAGAAGCTATCGGCAAATTGTTCATTCAATACTCCGTTTCAAACGAGAAAATTTAGCCGCCTGAACTTGCTCTTTAACAGCAAGTCGTTCATCCGTGTTGTCTTCAAATCTGTCAACAGCATCAAGGAATCGTTCAAACTGTAAGGCTTCAAAAGCCTCAGGAAAATCTTGTGCGAATTTCTTGTCATAGAACTTAGGCGGTCTGGCCTCACGGCCATTAATCACGACATAGTCGTGGGGATAGATATCAGACGTGTATTTCGCATAAAAACCATATCCAATACCCGGCTTAAGAGACATGCGATTAAATTCAGGCACCCGTTCCCGAATCTCACCAGTCTCCATATCAGTAGTCTCGTAATGATCTCCAACACCCTTACCAGTGCGTTTCTTCATTACATAACGAGCTACATACGCAGCGGACTCAAAAGTGACATCACCAATGGAACTATAACCAAAAGGCCAAAGATCCTCCAACAATTTCGATCTATAAATAAGAGCACCTGACGGAGTACGTTTCCACAAAGTCCGATCAGGAAAATTAAAACCGAATATGCAAGCATGAAAATGTGGCCTTTCAAATTTCTCACCATACTCACCAGCCATGTAAAAACGGATAGTAGAGTCCTTAAAGCGTTTACGAAAACGCTTCATAAACCTCTGATAATCACCATAATTCAGAGAACGATCAGACGGACAATGATCATTGTCATACGTCAAAGTAATGAAGCAGTTTTCAGCATGAAGACTAGCTTCATGCATACAGCGCACCGCCCACTGGCGGCTGCGCTCAAGGCGACACCCCTGACATTGACCGCAAGGTAAAGATAGGGAACGAACTACGTCCCCTTTCCTCTCACTGAAAATGATTGAACCATCCGAAGTCTGATAAGCCTGTAGCGGATGGAAACAAGCCATACTTACAAACGAATACCACCACGCATAGGAGGTGGACTTACATTATGACCCTTAGTATGACTAGCATGTTTATGAAAATGACGAGCAGATTTATGCTTGTTCACGGGTTTACGATATAGCGGTTTCATAGATTACTCCAAAGTCAGATAAAAAAAGGTGTCACCTAGCACAGTTAACATCAAGTAGAAGACTGTGCTACCCCGTCACCTTCCGGTGCGGGGTTGGTTGCGACTACCGTCGCAGGTACGAGACCGAGCTTTTCAGCTTCGGCTCGATTGTTCTCGTCAGAACAAAAATCAACGAATGCACCAGCATCGTTATTGAATCGCGTACGAATGTCAGCAGGGAGCTGCATAAAAGCGGCATCAGCCGCGATAACAGCATTCAATGCAGTATGGTAGTCAGTAGCTCCAGTAAAGTCGCCATACTGAGGCATACGAACACCATTGGGCAGTTCACCAGTCAAACCGAAACGTTTAACAATCGTATTAATATCGGCTTCATCCTTTGCATGTTGTTGAGCAAGAGATTCATCCAAACACTCAAGAGCAGATTCATTAGAAGCGGCCATAGTGTCATAGTTGTACGGAGTACGCAAAAAAGGAACAGAAGTTTTCATAAATTTCTCCAAAAAAATCATCGTTTAGTCATACCAGCTTTACGGGCATTAACCGCGGCGCCAGTAATATTACCAAGATCGCGAGTCGTTTGACGAATCACACCACCAGTAGCTCTTTCATATCTTTGATCATTCAATGCACGATCTAAATCAGCACGAGTAATCTTAGATTCAGCAATAGCTTTTTCAGCTTGCGCACGAGCTTGTGCAGCATATGCACCATTAGAAGCGATTTCAGACGCAATTTTTGGCAAATTAGCTTTATTAACATCAATCTGAGACCAATAAGAAGCAGCAAGAGCCTTCTGAGTAGGATTACCATAATTCATCTGGGAAGCCATACGAACAGTAGCCTCATTAGCAGAATTAGTGGATAAACGCTCGTCGGCTTTAGCTTTTTCAGTCATAGCGACAATTTGCTTAGAAGTTTCGTCCTTAACTTTAGTATCAGCAAGAATATTATCAACTTGAGCTTTTTGAACATCACGCTGAGAAGATTCGTGATAAGCCTGCAAAGCAGAAGCAGTAGGATTCTGAAACTGAACTTGTTGAGCAGTAGGGGAAGCACCAGCAGACTGGGAATAAGCAAGCATAGGATTCAAACCAGCTTTTTCCATATCAGCAGTCATAGTCTGATAACGAGTAGCATACTGAGCAGCAGACCAAGCATTATTGGCAGCGGCTTGTTCCTGATTAGCATCATTAGTAGATTGAGTACCCAAAAAACCAAGAGCACCGGAAACAAGACCACCAGCAATAGGGCCGGCAATAGCATCATCAATTCCAAACATTTAAGCCTTTCTCCTCATGTGAACCTATCGGTTCACACGAGGCAATAGTTTTTAGAAATGATCAATCAAACCTGGAACTGAATACAACGGCATGGGTCGAGCAACACGATTATTAAAAAACGTATCGCACAAAAACTGTTGACCGTTTGCACCTGAACCAACGGCAACAATACGCGAAATAGGAGGATTCTCCTGAATAAACGTAGAATTTAAGGTTGGCAAACTGGTAAATTTCTGAGCAAGATGCCAACCATCAATAGTTCCAGCACTTGTAGACTTAAACAAGCCAGTAATAAGCGAGGGGTTGTAACGATACTCAGCCCAACGTTCTTGATAACCAAATACATTGTTATCAGTAGCAGTACCTGTAACATAAATCTCCTTGTTCAAAATAGCTTGCTCACCAAGCATAGCAAAAGCAGGAAAATAAAAATCATAACGAGTGGAACGGCTCCACATCTTACGCAAACCCTGTTGATAAGTAAGATCAGCGCGAACAGAAACGAGGCCAATGATGACACCATGCTCAGTAAATGACTGAGTAAAACCGTGTCCATGGGCAATGCCTTGCCCCATAGCCGCAAGGTTGCCGAGTGGTGTAGTCGTACCAGACGCATTAGTGCCTGAGGTTTGAGCAATCGGGTTAATCTGGATAGGGGTAGAACCACCACCCAAATACTCTGGGCGCTGAAGACGTGCATCCGGCGACACCACTCCAAAATGCGCACGGACAATTTCCGTATAACGAGTTCCACCACGTGCATCCCTTTCTAACAATTTCTGAATTTGGAAAGACTGACGCAACTGATTAATAGTTGCAGCAGTGGCAGAAGAAAGATCAGTAAAACCAGTAAAAGACAAACCAGAAGAATAAGACAGGTTTACATCACTAGAAACAGTACCAGAATACAAATTTGAAGTAGCAGACTTCAAAACGGGGCCAGCAACACCGTTAGGACTCTTAAAATACCAATCACCAGAA